ATTGGTTTGTGGATTTACGCACATATTATCTAAATAATAATCTACGAAGTAATACACCTATTCCGCTACCGATTGCACGGTTTCCACCCATTTTTTCCAGGAAATAACGCATGGATGCGGGTAATATATTAGCTAATTCCGCCTCTTGTTTACGGATTTCGGCAGTTGATTGTAGTGTAGATGATATATTGCTAAAATCCTTGTTTGCATAATAATTCTGAATCGCATCACGGTAGTTTTTGTTTTTAAATTGTCCAATTTGTCCTTGTAATACGTCGCTTTTTCCTTGCAGTAGTTGAGAGCGAAACAGTTTTTCTATTTCTGCTATTTCGCTATTTGCTATGATACCTCTACGACTTGCACGAGCGTTTTCTGTTTGTTGTCCAATAAGTGAAGCACCTTGATTGTCTTTGTTAATCAAAGCGATAATTCTATCCATATTGAAATGCTTATTTTTCGCAAGTACATTAGTTTGCCTTGGGTCATTCCAATCGTCAGCATTGGCATTATACTCCAATCTTTTATTGTCTGTATCTGCTTGTACATTGCCTGTGTCAGCCATTACTTTGCGTTGTTGCAATTGAAGTAGTTTGACTTGTTCCATACCTTGTTTCATTGCTAATAAGTCCATGGGCTTATTAGTGTTGGTTTGTGGCATACTTGAAGAACGTGGAGTAGGAGCAGACGCCAACAATGATTGAGAAGAATTTGCATAAGGAGATATACCCGCTTCTTGCAATCTGCCTATCTGATTGATAGGTTTATTATACTCTAATTGTGCGTTGTAATCTGTCAAAGCGTCTCGTCTTTGACGGTTGTAATTTTTCTCGTTGAGTGATTGTTGAAACAACGTACCACCGAGATTAAGGGCGGCTTGACCCGCCATAAGTCCAAAAGGCATGATATTTATATTTAATAGTTAAAAGAAAGCCCCCCCTTTTTAGGGGGAGGGCATGGTGCTGACTTTCTCCGACAAGCGGCTTGTTGTCTAACGCCTTAGTGCGAACACCATTGAATTAAATTGTAGGACGTGACATTTGAGGTATTGGTAACTCTGCCTTGATATGATGCATAGTTTGCATAATAATAGGGCTGTATTGAGGGTCACGAAACGCAAAAATTCTACGTTCATCGACAACCTCAAAGAAATCGGATGTCAAAAAAGGTTCTTCTGATAACTTTCTTGCAAGATGCCAATGACTGTTTAGTGTCGCCATTTCGCCCGTGCAAATATCGAACGTATGGCGATACTCGCTATTTTGTGGCATATAGCCAAAAGGAGCGTCAAGATTTTCACAGTCCGCCGCCAATTCACCACGATAAAGTACCCTTTCACCTAATGTGTCAAATTGAGGATGAAAATAGTCAAAACGCTGAGTTTTCATATTATGCCGTGGCATAGCTGCAACATAAGACGGTTTGTATGTACAGGCTGCAACGGTAATAATATACCCATGTTCATGTGCATAAAATGTTTCATCCCTTGCAGTAGAGTAACTGCCAGCATTGCCCGTTTGTCTGCCCTGGAAATTATCCGATTGGTTCGTAACCTCACTAACGACAATAGGTTGAGAAAAGCCATTGATATAAACGGGAATATCGGCACGGAAATCGGGCAAATTTGCATCGAACATAGCCAAAAGATAATCTTTATACGTTTGTGCATGTTGGCTCATTTCTTGAAATTCTTGCAACCTGGCAGCACGTCTAATTTCCTCCATAACGATGCGTGTACGTGCAAACATGTCACTATCTACGGGGTCATTTGCGTTTGGTGTACGTGCATCAAGTACCACGTCAAAAGGAGTGCCTTCAAGTGTGGTATCTCCAACTGATCCCGAAACGGAATAAATAGGAGAGTCCGCATCTACAAATACAGGTGCCCCAAGCTGAGGGGCAGGAAGTGCCAAATTGAAATAGTCATCTGTATAGGTAATTTTCCGCATCTTGGTAATTTCGTTCCAATTATCCGTGCTAATATCGCCATCCACACAGCGATCTGTAACCTCTGGACTAACCGTTTTATGCCGATAGTAATGATTATAAATTTTCTGATACGCCGCAAACATAAGCGGCGACAAATTATAAGAAACACCACCAACGGGATTAGGACGAAACCCAAAATGATCCGCCAATCTTGGGACGGTAACTTTCGTAACAGGGTCTTGTAACAGTCGTGAACGGTCAAAGGACGGATGAATAGGCGCAAGATTCGTATATTGGTCGTTTTTGCCTTGAATGAATTTTTCAAAACCGTCCCAAATAATCCTGTGAGGAACATAAAATGTATGTAACTTGACATTCATGTTATGCATAACAGGCGAGACAAGAGGCTGAAAACGAACAAACGTTTCATTACCAATATTATATTTTCCGCCTGGCACAGTTTCAATAATACCAACAGGAGTAAGTTCTCCGAAGCGAAGCGTTGTTTTATGCTCATAACTAAGGTTATGCCAAGCCCGATTTGGTTTTGGTACAAGGAGATTATTCCCCATTTCTACTAGTGAATCACGCATTTTGTTTACTTTTTATTTTTCCACTTTTGAATCTGCATTTCAACAGCGTATTTACCAAACGTGGTTAATGTGATTGAAATAATTGATAATAGTAATTGTTGAATAAATTCAACGTTAAGGAGAGACATTGTGAAGCCGATTGTAACGGCGTCCCAATAATGATTAATGAACTTTGTCATGTTAGACGAGTTCCCCCCCTACGGATTGTTAAAAATCGCTGTTTGCGAGGGTTGATACGTGTAACCGTTTTGAAATTTGAATTTTTCATTTTAATGAATAATTTAATGATAAAGTAAAAATTGTTAATAATTGCTTTGGCTTTTTCATGGTTTTTTTTGTTTTTGTTGACATTGGTGTCAACGGGCTAATAATAATTGATGATGTTAGCCCTGTTTTGCTGCTTTGAATTCCTCAAAGGCTTTTTGTTCTGCCGCTGCTGCTGCTGCTGCTTTTGCTTTCGCTGCTTTCGCTGTCACATATTCAGCGTTAAGCGTTTTGAGTTCCTCTTTGCCGTCGGCTTGAATCTGTTTCAACATTTCTACTGCTGATACTCGTGTAGCTGGGTCAGTAGGATAATCACGCATGGTCATCATTGCTGATGTGGGTTCAGGTAATCCACTGGCACGACGGGCAAGCATTGATTCTATGCTATCCGCTAAATCAGGCACTGTTAGGTCAGGCTGTGTTGAAACCCATACGGCATCCGTTTGCATATGAAAAGGAAAATAAAAGGGTACAACCGAAGACGGATATTTATTTTCTTCTGTAACTTGTACGTCATAGAACTGATTAGAAAATAAATTATCGTCAGAAGGTGTAACCAAAATACGAGCATATACATCTTGCTCTAATAGTCTAACTTCCATAATAAAAAAGTTTTAATTGTTAAATAATAGTGCAATGTTCAAAATAGTTTTTGACATTACCAAATTTTTTTTCTTTTTTTTGTATCTATAATATAATTTTTTTGGGGTTATACTTCGTATTTGTTGCACTCGGAGTTTTTTCCGTTAGCACGGAGCTTTCCGTCACGACATTTGCGAGCAGTTTTTCCGCCACCCTTACTGAGGGGGGGTCTCCCTACATATAAGGAATTAATACAATGCGTACAATAATACAGATCAATATTATCTTCTATGCAACATTGCTCAAAATATTCTGATACAGTCTCAAAATTTTGCACCTCTCTACCACAAAGTATTACACCGTCAAAATGTAAATGAATTTTTAATTTTTTCATATTTAAATCTTTTCTTTTGTTATTGAATATTTACGGTTTGCTAATTCGGTGAGTACATCACCTTTTCTCTGAATGGGTGAAAATGCATCATAATAGACTTTTCCACGTTTTGAAAGATTTGTGTAATCTTTTGCCATTTTTTCTTGAAATACCTCACCAAGTTCGGTAGTATCGTAATTTGCTGCCTTTAAATAGAACCTCGGAACGGACATTTTAACCGTTCCGCCATTTTGGCTTGGTACTTGATAGTACGGCATTTGCAACAATGAATTTAATTTGTTTTTAAAGTGTGGCTTTGGAATACGGATTTTCTTATACCTTGTAAATGGTTTATTATTCTTGTCTATACCTGTATATTTTACGTATTTTATGTCAAATGCCCAATCCTCGCCAATGCCTTTTGACATGGAGATAAATGGACGTGCTTGGCGCCAATCCCATTCCTCTACTTCGCCAATACCACCCCCGAATGAATTTAGGGCTGATTTCACAGAATACTTAAACGTATATGCAATTGAAGCAGGTTGTACTGTACCATAATGTATATAGCCATTTTGCCACGTATCATGTAATATTTTTGCATCTTTCAAGTCCACACCTATGATAATTGCGTGATAATGAGGACGGTTTAATTTTGCACCATATTCACCACATATTACATATTTTATTTGTCTGTTAGGTAGTGCTTTTCGTAGCCTTTTAAGCCAATCTTGGTAGTCTTTTTTCCTCAAAGTAAACTTTCCTTTATACATTGGTATATGTTTATAATCATACGTAAGTGTAAGAAAGAGGGCGGGCTTACCCGCCATCTCTCGTTGTAGCCTAAATGTCCAATGTTGCAAGTAAGAAACGTGACATTGTGAACATTTGCCACATTTGTACGTATTGCCTTGCTTATTGGTTTGTGGATTTACGCACATATTATCTAAATAATAATCTACGAAGTAATACACCTATTCCGCTACCGATTGCACGGTTTCCACCCATTTTTTCCAGGAAATAACGCATGGATGCGGG